CATGCCCCCAAATTCCAAATAACCCCTTTTGGATCACTTTTGCAAAGCCCCAAAATCTCTTTTAAAACAATCTTTTGCTATCGACAAAGTATATACTATATTGATATTTATACACATGAAAATATCATAATAAAACACAACAATGATTAATTACTACGAAGAATTAAAGAAATATTTAGAAGCTAAAAACTACAAAGAACGTTTAGCGCATTTGGAAACCATCAAAAATAGACAAGTGGATGTTATTAAGATGTATAACCAATACAAATCCGAAATGAAAAAACCATTCCTAGGTGAGCAAGGAAATGTTTTAAAAGAACAACTAAAACATTATAATTTAAACATAAATGAAAAAATATTTGCAATAATTTTACAAGCTGTTAAACAAATGGGAGAGGATACTCCAATATTCCTAGCTTCAGGTCATCAAAAAATATTTGATTTTGAAATAAAAACTGCTAAAAATGTTAGTAAGAAAAAAGGAAATATAACTTCTCCTATGATGGTTTCAAATCATGCATCTATGGTAGAAAATCCAATAGTAATACCTGAAGGTAATTTTGATGTATATGATGTCCCAGACACGGGATGGATTAAAAGTATGGAAAAGGAAAATGATCCTACAGTAAACTATGGTGCTAAACCAATAGAACTTAAAGATGCATCTAATAGAAAATTGGGTGAATATAGAAGAGCAATGTTTGATTTACCATATATGTGGTTAGTTAAACAACCTTTACTTAAATATACTAACCGTAAACCCTTAAAAACTTATGGTGAACTATATGATTATTTAGTAGCAAATAAAAATAAATTTTTAGATATCGTTGATAAAAAAGAAATAATTCCTATAAGTGAATTGCAAATCCCGGGTAAAACATTCACCATCAAATCTGAAGATAAAGCAGCATTCATCAATCGCCTTGATAAAATGGGTATCCCAGTAGATACCTATAAGATACATGACAATGTATTGGATGATTCATTCTCGATTGAGTTTACTAATCCTGAATCAATTAAAATGATTGTTCAAATGTTAAAGAAGTCACCTAAAATCGATGTGATTAAGGAAAAATTGAATAAGGTGTTTAAGAATGTATATACGGATAAGGCCGTGGTGGTGAAAGAGGCTGAGCTGGATTTTAATCCGGATGAACTAGAATGGGAGAAAGAAGATCAATGTGAAGTTGAGGTTGAGGAAGTATTACCTATAACGCAATATTCATATTTAACTGCTAGAGTTAAAACACCTGATTGTGATATTGTTGATATTGAATTTGATGATTATGAAATAAATAATGAAATTGATCATGGAATGACTGATGATGGAGAAGAAATATGGTATGGTTATATAGTTGGTTATTATGATAGGTATGTGTTTTATATTCCTGCTGCGTTTACTGGTAGTGAAGAAGATGGATTTGAAATGATATTTGATGGTGACTATGATATGATTAGGGCTGAGATTGAAGACGAAGGAAATTATAATTAAATTTGGAAGCGTAAGGAAATTCTTGTAACTTCAGCCTACGGGGTTTTTAGAAAATTAAGGGAATGAGAGAAACGATTGCAAACGTTTGAAATAAATAGCAAACAATTGGTGGGAGTGGGAAACATTCGTATATTTATATATAAAGATATATTATGAGATTTAAAAATAAAGTGCTAGACGGTTTAGTTCAAGCGCAAAACATCGGACAAAAATTACAAATGCAAGTAAACAGAAACATGTCAACTGAAGACATTGATAACACTGTTGAACAATTAAAAGAGCATTTAGAAAACATTATGGAACTAGTTAGAACAGAATCTGACGAGTTTGAACAACAATTTAGAGGATAGTTATGGAAACATTGTTATGGGTCGTAGGAATCCATCTGCTTGAATTAGTAGGTTTAGGATGCTACATTTTAATACGTAAGTCTAATAGGCTGGAGAACGTTGTAATGCAACAACAACAGTACATTGATAGTATTAATATTATTACTGGAGAACTGAATATGGCATTAGGTGAAATTAATGATCGTTTTTGGGTTGAAGGTGATGAAGAAATGCAAACCACTTTTCAAAAGATAAAAGAATTACAATCTATATTATCTGAAATTACTGTGAAGTAAATTTGGAGATGTGATTTTTTCTTATTACGTTATGATCTAATTGAATTAAACACGTAATGAGTATATATTTGTATGATGAGAATCTAGACGTTTCTGCGTTCCTAGACAATGAATTTGGTAAAGTTCCATTAACTAAACAGGGTAAACCGCGTAAGCGTAAGGAAAAAGAACCCCGTATTTATTTTACTCACGATACTGAGGAAGCTATCGTTGAGTATTTAATTACTACTGATCAAACGGTACGTAATCAAATCTATAATGAACGAATTAGATATTCGTTTTATAAATTAGCTGAAAATATTATTCACACATTTAAGTTCTATTATACCGATCTGGATACAATTGAGGAACTTAAGCACGAAGTAGTTACATTCTTATTAGAGAAACTACATCTATATAACCAAGATAAAGGTAAAGCATATTCTTATTTTGGAACTATCGCCAAACGTTACCTTATTATCTATAATAACGGGAATTACAAAAAACTACAAGAACACGCTGAAATCGAAGAAATTGAAGAGGATAAAGTTATTCTCTATGATACACTCAGGGAAGCAGAAGATAAGGTTGACCCTATATCATTTATAGATCAGTATGTAAAATACGTTGACGTCAATCTATATAAATTATTTCCTAAAAACCAAGACGCTAAAACAGCAGACGCCATTATGGAATTATTCCGTAAACGTGAATCATTGGAAATATTCAATAAAAAAGCATTATACATTTATATTCGTGAAATAACCGATGCATCTACACCTCAGATTACTAAGGTAACGAAAAAATTAGATACGTTGCGAAATAAATTATTTAATGAATATTATAAGAATGGACATATAAAATTTAATTAATATTTATATTTATTGTAAACAACACACATATGGCCTCATTTGACGACATAACATTATACGGAAAAACATCCCTATCTGATTTATTTAAACAGATTCATAAAAATAATAAAGACGTTGATGCCCAAATTAACGGGTTAATTGAACAATTAAAACCACTAGCATCTAATAATGCTGGTTCAGCTGTTATGCTTATGCCTACAGTTAAAGATTTAATTGATGTTAATGTAAAAAACAACGACCAACTAATTAAAATGGCAGGTATAGCACAACGTGCAGCAACTGTTAATAGTAATAGTGGTGAGTCTTTATTTGATATGAGCGAAATCCAATCATTATTGGATGAACAACGAGCAGTTGTTGATGAAGGTGCTAAATTACTGGAAACAACGAATAATATTCAAAAGCAAATCTCGTAATGGCTGTAATTAGACAAGGTTTAAGAGGAAGTAATTCTACTAGCAATGATACTCGCAAGGCATCATCCTCACCTGGGTCTTCTAATAGCTCCGTTGGCAAAGTATTTGCTATTGTTACAGCGGAAAATACACCTACCCCTGCTATGTATGAAAAAGCAGGTGGTGTTAGTGGTATAGGTTCTGTATTTTATTTAGGATATGAAAGTAGTAAACAAATTAACGGTGATTTATCCGATAATTTCCTTAACACTTGTCTAATCGCTAAACCTATACAACCAAATGTAACATATTACCCATTAATAGGTGAATTAATTAATCTATATTCAGCTCCAGCACCTGCGTCTCAAATAACTAAGAAGGGAACTAAAACTACTACTTATTGGGCTGGTCCTATTAATTTGTGGAATGATAGTCAATCAAATTCTCAAACCACATTAAGTAATGCTCCTTTAGGTAAAACATTTACAGAAACAGCAAACAATAAAAATTTATTATCATATGAAGGTGATTACATATTATTTGGCAGAAAAAGCAATTCAGTTCGCTTTGGTAGTACCGTTAGATCTTTTAGTAACCCTAATACCCCTAACGGCAACGGTTGGAGTAGTGTAGGTAATAACGGTGATCCAATACTTTTAATTACTAATGGACACGCTTATACATCATCATCCGCTTTACTATATGTAGAGCGCATAAATGATGATGCTTCTTCTGTTTATTTAACTTCTACTCAAGCTGTTAATCTTATCCCTGATAAGAATAGTGGTTTAAATCCATTTACTAATCCAATATCTGTTAACACATATAATGGATCTCAAGTTATAGCTAACGGAGATAGAATAGTTTTAAATTCTAAGAAGGATGAAGTAATGTTATTTGCTAAAACTAATATTGAATTAAATACTCAAAACATTATCAACTTAAACGCTGATAATAGAATACATTTAAATTCATCTAAAATATATTTAGGACCAGCTACCGTAAAAGGTACTATAAATAATCTACCAGGTGAACCTATTTTATTAGGATACCAAACAATGGATTTATTAAGTGAAATACTATCAGTATTGAATGAATTTTCAAATACAATATCACCTACAATAGGTGCTCCTCAAGGAATGATAGTTGCTAGTATTAAATCCGCTGCTGATAGATTAGCTGATAAAACTGAAAAATTATTAGACAGATTAGAACCAGGTGCTAAAAATTATATAGCATCTACTAAAATATATATATCATAATGCCTACTAACGTATCCTCTTTAGTTCCACCTCAGGTAGGTAGCACATTAGCTACTGTAACTTCTCCTCAAGCATTTGGGAGTCAAGTTAAGGATATGGCTAAACAAAAAATAATATCTACAGCTGTTGATAAATTAGGTGAACTTAAACAGAAACTTGAGGAAATTGCTAGGAAAAAAATTGAATTAGAAGTTAGACATAAAACTAACCTAAAAAAATTAAACGAGCAATACCAACCTAAACCACCGGCTACTCCTGTTTTAACACAACAAGAATATGAAGCAGCAGTAATAGCTGAAAATACTAGCTATGAGATTGAAAAGAAAGGATTAGATGAGCAGGATAAAAAGACTAAAGAACAAATTGATAGTATTACTCAAGATCCCGAAATAGAACAAAAGAAAAAAAGATTTAGATTAAAGAGTAAAATACAAAGAAAGAAAAAGAAAAGTAAAGCTGATAAAGTAAAAGCAGCTAAAACATTACTTAAAAATATATCTAAAACACTAGGACCATTAATTGCATACTCAGCTGTTATTATCATTACTAAACTAATATCACAGAATTTAAAACTTCAAGAATTAGTAGATCAAACCAATGAAATAATAGATAATGCTCAAACGCCAGCTGAATTAGATCAGGCTAGAGTATCTAGAAATTCGGCTTATAATGTTTTAGACAGTAATGAAAGATCATTTATCCAAATGCAGGATAGATTGATTACTATACAGATAATTGTAACAATAACAGAATTACTTATCCCTTTATTAAATTTTGCAATCCCACCACCTCTTCCATTAATTAGAAGACTACAAGAGGCATTAGCATTAATTGGCTTTATTTTACCAATCATTATTAGTATATTAGAACCAGTTATAGCTGAATTTGAAGATTTAAAAGCTCAATTACGTGATGTAGATAATCGATTAGATTTACAAACTATAGATTCTAATTCATTAGCATCATTAAATGCGCTATTATCTGATATTAAAAACCCAGTAGAGGGTATGTATAAGGGATTTAAATTAGTAATTAAAGAAGATAATGATCCTAAAACTATAATTAGAGGCGTTAAGCGCCACTATGCTGTAGCCATTAATAAAAGTAATGTTGAGGTGGTTAAAAGTGACTATTCATATACACTAGAACCGCCAGTACTAATAGACCAATTAAAAATAATAATAGATCAACAAAATTTACAAGGTTAAATATTTATATATATGAATGTAAAAGCATTTAAAGGTTTGATTAAAGAGGCAGTAGCTGAAGCAGTACGCGAAGAGCTATTAGCTATTTTAAGTGACTCACCCAAGGCGGTTAGTAAACCATCTCCATTACAGGAAACAAAAACAGTTAGTTTTACCACTAACGACATACATGAAACATTAGATGTTCGTGCCCAATTAAGATCAAAAATGGGAGCTGCATTTGGATTTAATAATCCAACAGTATCATCATATAGCGGAGCTGAATTAAAAGTAGATCCAACTAATGATAATCCATTCACAGATTTTATTATGGATGCTGCAGCTAACATGAGTGCACAGGATAAAGCAGGACTAAAAAACTTAGGATAAGATGCCTATACAAGAAGTAACCCGTATTGACCCATTAGATCTACAGAAAAATGTAGCTATTGGTGTGTCATTACCATTTAATAGTAGTGAAGTATTTAAAAGTACATATAGTACTCAAGATCAAATTAAATCAAATTTGATTAATCTTCTATTATCTAATAAGGGTGAACGAATAATGAATCCTGAGTTTGGAGCTGATATTAGCTATATGTTATTTGAAGGAATGGTAGATGAAAATATACCACTAATCCAAAGTAAAATAGCGGATGCGATTAGTATATTTATTCCTCAAATTCAAGCAGACACTATTGATGTAATCTATGATCAAGACCATTATACAATTAATGTAGTAGTAAAATATAGATTGATACTTTCGGGAAAAGCAGATCAAATTACAATAGAATTAAAATAAAATGGCGGATAAAAACATATCTTATGTAAATAAGACTTTTACTGAATTTAAGAGTAGTTTAATTAACTATGCTCAAACATATTTCCCTAATTCATATAATGATTTTAGTGATGCCTCTCCAGGTAGTATGTTTATTGAAATGGCATCTTATGTAGGTGATGTAATGTCTTTCTATGTAGATACCCAAGTACAAGAAAACTTTTTATTATACGCTAAGGAAAAAGAAAATTTATATGCATTATCATATGCTCTAGGATATAGACCTAAAGCATCATATGCTTCTAATACATCATTAGATGTATATCAATTAGTACCTTCTATTACAAGTGGAAGTATTACTACTCCTGATGTTGCAACTTATGGATTAATTATCCCAGCTAACTCTACTGTTACTTCAACATCTACAGGTACTAAATTTATAACTACAACACAAATAGATTTTACAGATACAGGTTCAGCAGAAATTACATTTGTAAATAGTAACTTTTACTTATTAAAGAAAACAGTATCTACTATTTCAGCAGAAATTAAAACAGCTACTTATACATTTAATACACCACAGAAATTTACAAATATCAGTATTACTGATACTAATGTTATACAAATATTAGATGTAACTGGTAGTGATAGTAATCAATGGTATGAAGTACCTTATTTAGCTCAATCATCTAGATTTAATCAAGTTACTAACCCTAACTATTCTACAGATCAAGTACCTTATTTACTTCAGTTACAAAACGTACCTAGAAGATTTGTATCTAGGGTATTATCTAATAATACATTACAATTAGAATTTGGAGCAGGCGTATCTAATAGTGCAGACACTACTATTTTACCTACACCAGATAATATTCAATTAGGTTTAGTACCGGGGATTTCTAATTTAAGTAATAACTATAACAAAGCATCTATTTTCTTTACTAGAGAATATGGTTTAGCTCCATCTAATGGTACATTACAAGTAAGATATTTAGTTGGAGGAGGAATCACATCAAACGTTCCTTCAAACGATTTAACTACAATCAGTACTACTGGAATTTATTTTAAAAACGGAGCACCTGTTAATACAGCATTAGCAAATCAAGTAGTAGCTAGTGTAGTATCAAATAATCCTACTCCATCATCAGGTGGTAGAGGTGGTGATGAAATCGAAGAAGTTCGTAATAATGCATTATATGCATATTCATCTCAATTAAGAGCGGTAACTAAAAATGACTATATTGTTAGAGCATTATCTTTACCTTCAGATTACGGTACAATAGCTAAAGTATACTTAAGCCAAAATTTCGCGTCTAACACTCTTAATTCGGCACCAGGAACGCCTACAAGCGCTGTAAACCCACTGTCTCTAGATTTATATGTACTCGCATATGATACTAATAAGAAGTTAGTAAACGCTAATACCACATTAAAAAATAATTTAGCCACATACATCGACCAATATAGAATGGTAACAGATGCTATTAATATTAAAAATGCATTTTACATTAATATTGGGATTAATTTTGATATTACTACAGCTGTAGGATATAATAACAATGAAGTATTATCTAATTGTATTGATACATTAAAAACAAATTTTAATATAGATAGATGGCAAATTAACCAACCTATTATTCTATCAGATATAACTTCACAATTACTTAAAATTAGAGGAGTACAATCCGTAGTAAAATTAGAAATCATAAATAAACAAGATACTGCAGGTACTACATATTCTCAATACGGATATGATATAGCAGCTGCTACAAGCAATAATATAATTTATCCATCATTGGATCCAAGTATATTTGAATTAAGATACCCTGAAACTGATATTCAAGGTAGAGTTATAGCATATTAGTAAACACTTAAAAACAAACAAACTATGTTATTAAAAAACGGATCAACAGGAGAAGATGTAAAAAAACTCCAAGCAAAATTAGGATTAGCAGCTGATGGTGCATTTGGACCAGGTACAGAAGCTAAAGTAAAAGAATGGCAAGCCGCTAATGGTTTAGGTGCCGATGGTATTGTAGGAGAAGGAACTTGGACTAAAATGTTTGGCGCAGCACCAGCAGCACCAGCAGTTTCTACAGGAGCTTTCAAATTAGACAAACTAAAAGGACATATTCCTGATGCTGTTATTGCACAAATTCCAGTTACAGCAGCTAAATTTAACATTACAAACACATTAAGATTAGCTCATTTCTTAGCACAGTGTGGACATGAATCAGGTGGCTTTAAAGCAGTATCTGAAAATGTTAATTACTCTGCAGACGGATTGAAGAAAATTTTCCCTAAGTATTTCCCTGGAGCTACAGCTGATTCTTATGCTCGTAACCCTGAGAAAATTGCTTCTAAAGTATATGCATCTCGTATGGGTAATGGAGATGAAGCATCTAAAGATGGTTTTAAATTCCGTGGACGTGGATATATCCAATTGACAGGTAAATCAAACTATACAGGATTCACTAAATACATCGGTGAAGATTGCGTTGCTAACCCAGATTTAGTTGCTACTAAATACCCATTAGCATCAGCAGCATTTTTCTTTGATTCAAACAAATTATGGTCTATATGTGATAAAGGTGCTGATGACGCAACTGTAACAGCAGTTACTAAACGCGTTAACGGTGGTACAATTGGATTAGCAGATCGTATTAAACATTTTAAAGAATACTATAGTTTATTGTCTTAAAAATCCATATTGTTGTTATATTTATATATAGTAATTATATAATTTATGGCAATATATAAAATTTTCCCAGAAAAGAGTGCTACTCTCTATTCATACTATCCAGAACTAAACACAGGTTTGGATGAGATATTAGAGATTAGCACCTTTTATACTGCAACCAGTACTGATGATTCATCACGTGTGTTAATTAAATTTCCACAAAGTGAAATTAGTGACATTATTACTAATAAAGTATCTGGTAGCGCATTCGATGCATATTTAAAATTATACTTAGCTACTGCTACTGAAATCCCTTTAGATTACACTATATATGGTTATCCATTATCAGGAAGTTGGGATATAGGTACTGGTAGACTATCTAATTCACCTATTACAACCGATGGTGCTAGTTGGGGATATAGAAACGCAGAAAGTGGTAGTCCATGGTTTGGCGTAACATTTCCTCCAAACACTACAGGATCATATGGTGTTAATTCAGGTGGTGGTTTATGGTATACTGGCTCATATGAGACTACTCAATCATTTACTCATACCACTTCAAAAGATATTGAATTAAAAGTAA